TTCACTCGTTCTAAAGCACCACTAACTTTCACATTCATCTAACTCATGCAAATCACCAAACAACAACTGAAGCAAATCGTTTACGATTGCATGATGATGGGGGAAGCACATTCTAGTGAATCAGAGTTCACGTTAGTTGAAATCACTAAGTTAGTATACAATGCAATCACTGAGTTAGGAGTAACACCAAATGATGATGTGTTTTACACTTATCAATATGATTTACGTTGGTGCTTACAATCTCTTCGTAATGAGAACATTACTAACTTTGAGAAGCAAGGTAATTTAAATGTACACTACTTGGTTGCTTGAGTTATCATGAGTATTTCTAAATTCTATTCATTCCAAACAACTTCACTCGAAGTTCAATCACATGATGCAGAGGTAACTATGCAAGCACAAGCAGATTATGAAACTTGGTATGATTCCAAATCAGAAGATACTCAACTTCTAATCGATGAGATTAGCGATAGAACTTCTTACATCATTGAAGAAGATGAGTATGATGCATTCATCGAAGAACTAGCAAACCACGGTATCAACGATGCATTACAGTTTGAGGATGCATTCAACGGTGAACTTGATGGTTATGGTGAACGAGTTACATCAGAGTTTGCTGAGGAATTAGTTGAATCATGTGGTTATAAGATTGAACCTGCATTTATTGCTGGTTGTATTGATTGGCAACTTGTTTGGCATTCTGCATTTCGGTTTGATTATCAAGCTGTTGAGTTCAAAGGTAACACTTACTTCTTTCTCAATATCTAACTTTCACATTCATAGGGGAGTAATCCCTTTCCCTTGTAGCGCAGCATTGCGCTGCACTTGGGGTATTGGTGAAACGGTTATCACTATAGATTGTCTATCTATCATTAACGGTTCGAATCCGTTATGCCTCGTTGGTACAATTCCGTACCAAGTTTAACACTAAATAACATGTTCTTCCAACTTGCTTCTAACACCAACTCCAACGCAATCGCTTCCATCAAAGTGAACGCTACTACAAATCAAGTGATGGTTGAATACATCAACAACACGAAATCATACCTCTATGATAACGTTAACTTCGATGCTATTCTTGATCTTCTCACTGGTGAGTTTGAATCCATGGGTAAGTTTGTGAACGCTTATTGCAAGCCTTGTGTATGCACTACTGTTGGCTGATTACTCTCACTAACTAACTCTAACTACACCCTGCTATGTTATACATAGTGGGGTTTTTAATGAGTTCACATTCATCACAATCATCCTGGACGTTGTCCAGTTTTCTATGGAACATGCTCTTAAATTTGTATCTAGGTGCTTTAACTATGGATGCTCGACATTCTTAGTTTCACTAGGAGTAATTGGTTTATTTAACCCATTCTATGGTAGTCCGGGAGCTGCACTGTTCATTATTTGTCTAGGACTACTCTGGTTAAGTGCACTATACAATGCATAACCAACTAAATACTATTGCTAATGGTAATTGAATTCTTAATTATTTTTACTGTTGTCTTTTGTTTAACTCAACTCCTTTACTTTCTATTTCTTTCAACACGAAATGACCGTGCCAACTGAGACGACAATCATCCTTGCTGTTATCGGCATGGTTGGATTATTTGCTACAGCAACAGTTTATCAGCGAGCTAATCGTATCACATCGAGGTATTACAAGAAATGAACAATGCAATCATTCAATACTTTCAAGACAAAAGACGTAAGGAGGAAAGAGAACGGGCAGAGCAAACCCGTGAAACAACGCAACGTTCACAGAAAACAGAGAAACTAAAAGATGAAGTTGGGGGTTAAAAACTAACCTTCACATTCATCAGTCGATGCCTACTCCTAAAACCGACGTAAAACCCTACGCTTGAACATTCATTGGGGTGGAGAGTTGCTGAAACAACTCCCCGATGTGATGACATTACCATCACTTGACCAGTCTACAACAGAAGTGGCTAGATGCCTTCAATCAACTCCAAGAGCTATCTAATCAATTAGAAGTTGGAGATCCGTTCAATTATAACCGTGGTAGGGAGATACATACTGCTTTCACTCTTGGCTTGACTATAAGTGACACCTTAGCTGGTGCCGACGCTTACTTAGGTGATCAACCAGTTGAACTTAAATCAACTATTGGTGCTTTAAAAGCTACTTACAATGGTGTTTCTGTTCATCCTACTTGGGGAGAACAAGAACGCTATTTAGTTGAAGACAAGATTGGTAAGTATCCATACCATTACATCACTCGCTATGAAGGTAGTGAGTTAGTAGAAGCTTATCGTCTTACCTCTAATGATGTATTAAGCCTACTACTACCTAAGTTTAAAAAGCAATACCACACTAAACGTGTCGTTAAGGATCCAAGAGGTAGTGCTCAACTAACGGGAAATGAAATAAAAACATATGGAGAACGTATTAAATGAAAGATGTACTTTACTCTAAGGGTAAAAATGATGAATGCTATACCCCTGATTACGGTGTAAAACCAATACTTAAGTATATTCCAACAAATGCAAAAGTATGGTGCCCATTTGATACTGCAGATAGTGAGTTCGTTAAACAAATCTCACAGTCACATAGTGTAGCTTACTCGCACATCAATGAAGGTCAAGATTTTTTCACTTACGAGCCATTTCATTGGGACGTAATAGTTTCCAACCCGCCTTTCACAAATAAGCGTAAGTTCTTTGAGCGTGCTTTGTCTTTTGGCAAACCTTTTGCTCTAATTATGAGTAACACCTGGCTTAATGATTCAGCACCTAAGCAACTGTTTAAAGATAAGGATTTACAACTGCTGATGTTTGAAAAACGTATGGAATTTGTACAGCCTAATGGTATCACAACCGGTAAAGTCACTTTCTCAAGTTCATACTATTGCTGGAACTTTCTTCCTAAACAGTTAATTATGTCAACGTTCTAATTATTCACTATGAACATGTACGATGTTGTCCTTTCAGATAGTGGTGTTGTAAACATCCTAGCTAAGGACAAAGAAACAGCAGCATACAACGCGTTAGAGCTAAGTCTCAACCGTGAAGAGTCCCTAATTGACGTGAGGTTATCTGATGAGTGGTAAAAAACCTAAGCCTTACATGGAGAACAACTGGAGATTAATCAAGGGAGCACCTCTTGAGTTATTCCCTACACCTACATTTGATGAGTTCATGGTAGAACGTGTAGAAAGTTGGGAACTAAGACCTAGTTACTGCTCTATTAATCGTGTCTATAACACAAAGAGTGGGAAAGTAACTGAGAAATCATACAAACTACTAGGACCAGCCCAAGAATACCTCGCTAACAAACTAAACGATGAACACATTGAAGTCGCTACAGCAACGCACTCAGAACTTTACTTCTTCACAGCAGATGGAGACTATGACGAATGAAGAGTACTCGTTTTATCTTGCTTATGGAGTGAAGAATGATTATGATCTACAGATCCAAGATATGGTAGATTCTTATTGTTCACAGTCATAAATTTATGCACACAGCAACTCCCGAGCTTATAAGTAAACAGATCGAACAGGAGAGGTTACAGATTCATCTAGGTGAGAAGAATCTAGAGAAAAGTACTCTTAAAGCTGAGACTAAAGCCTATGCGTCATCCACAGTATATGGAGTAAGTTCTATTGAAGAACTGATACCACATGTAACTGAAGAGATTGAAGGTATTGGAGCTAGATTCAGGAAGGGACAAGCTGGAGTAGCATTCAAGGAAATTCAAGAGTACATTTCTGACATTGAACCACTCATTGCTGCTGGTATTACGTGCAAAATGGTGTTCGATAAAGTCTTTAGTATCAAGGACGCTGACGATAATTTACTTGTAAATATCTACGATTCAGTAGGTAAGGCAGTAATGCAAGAGTGTCAGATGAGATACTATGAACGTAAAGCTCCTGGTTTACTTCATGTATTGAAGGAGAACTACTGGCATAAAGCTATTGGTACACAGCAGAAACTGACTGATGTACAGATCATGATGAATAGAAATGATATTCATTGGGCTACATGGCCTAGACCAGTAAGAATAAAGCTAGGTAACGTCCTAGTTGATTGCTTATTGAGAAAATCTGGATGGTTTGAACCATTCATACAAAGAGTAGGTAGAAAAAGTCAAACGTTTCTAGTACCTACTGTTAGATTTAATGACATCAAAGATGGTATAATTGATCAGGCTAAATTATTTAGTGCTGAACATTGGCCGATGTTGATTGAGCCAAGAGATTGGTCACAGTCATCTAACGGAGGGTATCTATTAGATGAGGTAATGCGTGGTCATGACATGGTCCGTAAGGGTAACCCTGACCGTATACAGGGAACAAAACCTGTTGCCTTTTTGAATCGAATTCAGAAGGTTGGATATCGGATAAACCCCTTCATAGCACAGGTTGCAAAGACGCTCTATGCTAAGGGGAGAACGGTAGGGAAGGATCCTAAATTCATACCTTCTACATCTACGGTAGATCTACCACCTAAACCACCTGACATTGATACCAATGCTAAGGCAAGGAAGGAATGGTGTATAGCAGCAGCGAAGATACATAATATAAACAATCAACTTATCCGTAAGTCATGCCGTACAAGGATGACAATGAAAGCGTTAGAAAGGTTTGAAGATAAGGATGTCTTCTATTGTCCGTGGTCTTTTGACTACCGTGGTAGAGCATACCCTATCCCAGCCTATCTAACACCACAAGATACAGACTTTGGAAAGAGTCTACTTAAGTTCAGTCGTGAAGCTATGATCACCTTTGAAGGTGAAGACTGGCTTAGATTCCAGGTAGCCACAACATATGGTCTGGATAAGAAGACTATGAACGAAAGGATATCTTGGACGTTAGAGAATGAAGAACTAATTACCCGTATTACACTTGATCCAATAGGTACAGTACATGAATGGGAAGTCGCCGATGAACCCTTCCAATTCCTCGCTGCTTGTGAGGAATATCATCATATCGTTATTAGTGGGGAGCGTAACTATACTAGTCTTCCTGTTGCCACCGACGCCACGTGCAGTGGATTGCAGATACTTGCCGGTCTCGCTAGGGACGCCAGTACCGCAAGTCTAACTAATGTTCTACCTTCTGATTCACCTCAGGATGCATACAAAGCAGTAGCTGAATTAGCTAAGCCTAAGTGTCCTGAACAGTGGAGAGAACATATAGATAGGTCGGTTAGTAAGCGCTTAGTGATGACAATTTGTTATAACGCTAAGTTCAAGTCGAACTGGAACTATGTAGAACAAGCACTAAACGATAAGGATAAAGGTAAGGGCTTGGATGTTCCTAAAGAAGATGTCACAGTCATCACTCATGCATTACGTGATGCAGTCTTTGAATTATTTCCTGGTCCTACTAAGGTCATGAAATGGATTGAAGATGAAGTTGGTAAAGCTCTAAAGGCTGGAAAGACTTCACTTGAATGGACTACACCTTCAGGATTCGTTGTCTATCAAAAGATTATGAAACCTGACATAACAACAATGGATACCCAACTACTTGGAAAAGTAAGGAGAGTCTTCATTGCTACCGGTGATTCAGATAAAGTAAATGTATCCAAACACAAAGCTGCTACTTCGCCCAACCTTATCCATAGTCTTGATGCTTCTCTCTTGCATCTTAGCGTCTTACGTTTTGACGCTCCCATAGCCTTAATACATGACTCAGTGTTATGTAGAGCAACTGATATGTCTCTCTTATCCACAGTGGTACGTGAGACTTACATGCATCTCTTCGCTGAGAATGATTACCTAACAGACTTTGCCCAACAAATTGGAGCAGAGACTGAACCACCGATTGTTGGAGATCTTGAACCATCTTCAGTAATTGATTCCACTTACTTTTTCTGTTAATGACCCGCAACGTATTTCAAACTGAACAACCTGTAGTCCTCGAAGGATATCAGGCTGTAATGAAAGCATCTAAGTTTGGCTTTAGTCTTAAGGCTTTAGTCAATGAAGAGATGGCAACTAAACTAGATGAGGACCGTGTCGCTTCACTGAAGTGGGCAGAGTCCAAACTAAAGAATCCAAAACGATCAACACTACGTCCAGAACCTTGGGAAGAAGTTAGTAAGGGTGTCTTTACTATCAAGTTCTCTTGGAATGAAGATAACAAGCCACCTATTGTTGATACCAAAGGAACACCAGTAACTGATGAAAGTATCCCTGTCTACAGTGGATCTCGAGTCAAGTTGGCGTTCTATCAGAAGCCTTATATCCTCCGTGACGGTATCACTTATGGTACTAGTCTCAAACTACTTGGAGTCCAGCTTGTATCCCTTAACGGGGCAGCAGGAGTCGATACAGGAGATATGTCAACTGAAGATGTAGCTCAACTGTTTGGGTCTACTGAAGGATTCACTGCTGGTGAACCTAACGTTACTCCAGTTGTAGAAGAAGATAACGATGATACAGATTTCTAATGGCTTTTAGATCCGGTCTCGAAGAACGAGTCGCTGATCTTATGTGTGAGTTGGGAGTTAAATATGAATATGAATCTACCAAGGTTCCTTATATGATCCAACATATCTATACTCCTGACTTCCTTTTACCTAATGGCATTTACTTAGAATGCAAAGGGTATTGGGATGATGAAGATCGCCGTAAGATCCGTAATGTAAAGGAGCAACATCCTGAAATAGATCTACGAATGGTCTTCCAGGCTCCTTACAATAAAATATCAAAAAAATCTAAGACTACATACGCCAAGTATTGCGAAAAGATCAATGTACCTTGGACGTCGTTCCATAATATTCCGATTTCATGGCTGACGTAAGCGAATTCGTCATGCACATACCTTGTGATACGTGTGGTTCATCAGATGGTAATTCTTTATACGATGATGGACACACTTTTTGTTTTGTATGTCAGCAACATTCACAGTCACAATATGTACAACCAACTCAATTGAAACATGCGATCCAGTTACAAGGCTCTGCCGAAAGGTTGCAGAAACGCAATATCTCACAAACAACATGTGAGTTGTTCAAAACATACAAGGAGGGAAACACACTAAGACATTACTACTTCGATGAAGGTAAAGTAGTCGGAGCAAAGATCAGGACTAAAGGTAAAGACTTTAGGTGCGAAGGAGAAGTCAAAACTCTCTTTGGTATGCAGAACTATCGTAAGAAAACAACCAAACGTGATACTAAATTAGTTATCACTGAGGGTGAGATGGATGCTATGGCGGTATGGGAAGCACAACCTAATTGGGATGTGGTCTCTATACCTAACGGAGCACCTAGTGCAAAGAAAGCGATCCAGAATAATTACGAATGGATCAACGGTTACGATAAAATAGTACTGTTCTTTGATAACGACGCAGCGGGCCGTGAAGGCGCCGAAGCAGCTGCTGGAGTATTGCCACCTGGAAAGGTTTATATAGGCTTTCTAGAGGACTACAAGGACGCCTCAGAAGCATTACAGGCTGACGATACTGAAGCTATCCGCGCTGTCTGTAATTATGACCACCAACAACATAGACCTGACGGTATTGTTGATGCAAAAACATTACTTGAATTAGTTACTACACCACAACCACCATCAGATTATGACTACCCGTATCAAGGACTCCAATCAAAGCTTCACGGGATT